ATGCCTAAACTTGTCACTTGGATGAACAACCAGCGGGTAGGCGAGTTAACGAAGTTAGCCAATGGCGCGCACACCTTTAAGTATGCACCGGAGTGGTTAGCCAACCGTTATGCCAGACCGTTATCACTTTCGCTGCCATTGCAGAGGGGGAATATCACCTCTGATGCCGTATTTAACTTCTTCGATAACCTGTTACCCGATAGCCCGATTGTACGTGACCGGATCGTTAAACGTTATCATGCTAAACGTTGTCCTCAATCAGATAGAGCATTTTATCGTATTGTACAGTCAGATTTTTTGATACCCGGCGAGGCTCTCGCCAGGTAAATTCTGCATCAAGGTCATCGTCTAATGCCAGCGGCCGGTACGCGTTAAAATCATGCAAGGGTTCTTTGGCAAAGCGCCGGTTATAATCCGCCATGTATTCTTCTGCAAATGCATTGGCCGCTTCTATTGTACAGATCCCCTTAAGCCTGAGCTCCTTAACGAGTCGGTCCTGAAGTGTCAAATGAGCACGTTCAACGCGGCCTTTTGCCTGGCTGGTTTCAGCACACAAAGGAGTAATATTAAGGCAGCGCATGGCCCTGGCAAACTGGGTATCGCCGAGACCGGTGGTGGCGTGCTTATTATTGACTCTGAATACGCTGGCTTTATCGCTGTAGAGGATCATCGGTCTACCGTATTCAGTGGTGGTCGCAGCCATCAATTTGTATCAGCTCGCCAGTACAAGGACGCCGGTAACGAGGCTGATGAATTTTCGGTGCGCGTTGTCTGCGGGGGATCCAGAGTCCCGCGTTTATCATGAGACGTCGGATGGTTTCCTTTCCAAGGACCAGACCGTGAACTTCCTCCAGCTTTTCCCGCGCCAGCGTGGGGCCAAAATCACGGTAGTGCTCCCGGATTATACTGAGTGCCTCCAATGAGCCACAAATAGAACATTAGCATTGAGCCTCTATAATTTTGGTGCGCATAATGTACGACTCGTTATGTTGAAAAGGCCGCTGCGAAAATCGAATCCCGCAGCGGCCTCTTTAGCATAACGTCATTGTGCGCATCAGATTTATTATTTTTCGATCTTTTCTCTAAGCTTTGCAGGGTTAATCAGGTATACAACAAGGAAAATTGCTATTGAACCAAAAGCAGTTATGGAATATCCAGCTTTATTTGTATATGTGAACTCAATAAATCCGGGGAAGGTTGTTATTACTCCTGCTGCAGCGATACTTAGCAATGTTCTTAATGTGTCGTGTTGATGGCTTGTCGGGTGTGGAATAAAAAGTAATGCTATAAACAACACGAAGAAGAACCCAATCCCCAATATGAATGGAATGTTATATTCACCGGGAAATACCATTGCAATAGTGATTAGCAATGCTGAAATGACAAGCATTGATACAGAAAGTATGACTTTAGCCACGCTAATTTTTTTCCTTGTGTCAAAACCAAATATTGGAAGGCTGCTTTCTACAAATTTACTTTTGATTTCTAGCAGAACATTGTCATGGTAATGCTCTTTCACCAATCTTTGCATTGATGCAAAGGCTGTTCGGCTTGGTAAGCGAAACTCATTCGGTGATAATAATTTATATGTTGAATAATGTTCATGAATGGTATCTAGAACATTAAGACAGGTTTCAGCAAGCCATTGATTCCAATCACTATCTACTGTTTTTGATGATGTTTTATTCTGCGAAGCACAGGTGTCTAAATAATTGAAGAAGTCACAGGCAATCATGTGAACATCGTTAAAGTCGCACAATCCTTTTAAACATTCATCAAGTTTTGCACGATATTCAAATCTGTGTCTTTCTATTTCACAGCGTTGTTTTTCCATGACTCCTTCAATATCCATATTATTTTTTATCTCCTTGTTGTCTCTCTTGTGCTTGAGCTCTCAGTTTAGCAAGAAGGGTACTCTCGGTTGACATATCCAGACCATCCGTAACAAAAACAGTTATTGGTTTCCCATAAACATCATTTACGATCTTTCTAATATTTGGGGTGCCATTATCATTTATTACAGCCATGATTCGGCGATGCATATCAGCAATCTGAATATATGTTGGCGCCCATTTAACGATTCTTAACTCTTTTTCTATATCTTTTTTAAACTCATCCAGTTGTTGTATTGTTAACATGTCAAACCTCATTATTTATCGATAGTGTTATGTTTAGTCATATCTGAAAGTTTTAAGACACAATAAAAAACGATTTGATGATATTTTCACCGCCTAGCGGTTCGGGGTTCTGTGACACCCGAACTTTACCGTGGTTTCCCGCGGCGGAGTTACCAGTAATATGACTTTCTTCTGTGCCACCAATAAAGTAGGCCGTATCCGACGATAAGAATCCCGAAGAACATCAGCGACATTCCCCAGCCAGTTCCGTACCACGAAACCATATCATCGAAAACTAACCCGCCCATTTCACGAACTCCGGCTGCTTCCTTAAGAATTGGTTTGAATACCGGAATCAGAAGGGCGATCGCAAGTGGAGCACCCCAGCGAACAAGACCAGTTTCCATTTTGATCCCGAAAAAGATCCCCGCACCGACAACAAGCAGCCAGACTATCAGGCCAGGCGCAGTTTCCAGTGCTGTTTGCCATTCAACATCGAAAGTTTTCATTAGCCAGGCAACAACTGCCAGACAGAAAGCAAATACGCCGACGACAACCAGTTCAACGCCGCTTGTTTCGTTACTTCTACTCATCTTTTTGATCCTTTTTTACTGTTCAAAATTCGCACAATAAAGAACGTGCAGTGTTGGTAATACTGCACGTTTGTACCATTCGTGGTACTTAATCCTTTTGTTTGGCAGACATGAGATCTTCTGCTGCATCTTTAGAGTAGTTATCAATCAGATAACCTAAAATCTCTGTCCATGTAATTGTTTTTCCTAGTTTTACACTGGCATTTATAGCCAGTCGTTCTAGTTTCATTTTTCTTTCTTCCGTCACGTTATAAGTCGTGCGCTTTGCCATTTTTTACGCTCGTTCAATGCAATATTTGAAGTGAGTATACATGCTCATGAACTCATATCATCCAAGCCTCTTGAACTCACTAGCTCACTGGTGTAATGTTTAAACACTAATGAACTACTGAACTCATGTGTTAGTAAGTCGTCATTTTTGCAATTTTGAGGATTTATTCGTGATCGATTGGCTTACCGGGATTTTCCCTTGCACACACAAACCGCTTCCGGCGGGGAGTGTTGTCAGCGTTGATGCTGACGGTGCAATTGAGTGGGAAACCGTTAAGCGACTGACTGTTCGCGGCTCGCATGAAGCAACGATGAAAGTACGATCGATAGGATCTAATGGCGAAGGTAAAGCGACACATTTGTACATTGATGGTAATCCTTCCAAGTTTCTGCAGGGGCATTCTGTTGTTGGGTCGGATGATATACAAGGGCTCATGTTGACGGTCTATGCCAGGATTTTATCCTTATTGAATATTCCTCATGATTTAGCCTCTTATAAAGCCGTTATGGCAGGTCAGTATAAAATTTCACGTATTGACATTAATTACATGTATTCATTATCTACGCTGGAAAATGTCAGATCATGGCTTTATGCCGCCGAATTTAAAGCTAAAACACGCCATGGTCGCGCATGTGGGAAAGGCGGTACAGTTTATTTAGGTAAAAACTCCCGTCGATGGAGTCTGAAATTTTATTCAAAATATGATGAACACGTTTCTGGTAAAAAAGGGCACCAGATAGCCGAAGAGTTTGTACGAGCCGGGTTACTGGACTGGACGAAAGATAAATTACGTATTGAATTAACATTAAGAACAACTGAGCTTATTGATTTAAACTTAACGCTTGGCGCTAACTGGAATATGAAAACACCACGTCAATTATTCTCTGAATATGTAGGGAGAATAGAAATGAATCAGAATGCTATTTTAAGTGATGAAAAAATAACGAAACTGCCAAGAAAAATACAGTCAACTTATTTACTTTGGAAACAAGGGGCTAACATGAAAGAAATGTTACCTCATAACACTTTTTATCGCCATAGAAGAGAATTGCTTTCGTTCGGTATCGATATTAATTTCTATTGTGATTCACCAGACTCTAATAACGTTGTTCCGCTAATAAGAACGCTGGAAGCCAAGCCAGCGGAAATCCCCTTATGGATTTATGAGAAAGGTTTTATTTTCGATTACAACCGTATTTCGCACGCCAGTAGCTGGCATTAAAGGAAAGTAATATGTCTAATTATGGTCTTTTCGTTAAGGGTAAAATGTTGGGAGCCCGCCAACGTAATAAAGTTAATGGTCAGGGCTATTATAATGAAATTGGTATTGGCCTTGAAATACCTGATGGTTTTGGTGGTACAAAGCAGGATCAAATTATTATTCGAGTTTCTCAGGCTCTCGTTAACGCAGGTCTAATGAACCAGGCGAATGCTTTCATTGGGAAATTAGTTCAAATTCCTGTCTATGTCCGTGCGTGGTCAATGGAGGGTAGGGAAGGTGTAACTTATAATGTTGCTTCCGATGGTGGCATCGCAGAGATCAAAGGTTAAATATGGACGATGTTATTCAAATTTTGATAGCGTCTGGCATCGTTATTTCTTTTGGCCTCGGCGCGATTACTGCGGGGGTCTTTCGTTAATGTATATCGTTTATTTCTTCGGGGCTTATACCTTTGGTTTTGCCCTTTTCTATGCGGTCGGTTCATTTAAATCATTTTCTGACCGATTAATGTAACCTTAATGGAGTTATTCCTATGAAAATTCTGTCTACTGTTAAATATAAAATTGCTTTGGCTTCAACTGCGCTTTTTATTTCTGCAAGTTCTTTTGCGGCTGAAGGAGCTACAGGTGGTACTGATTATGCAGGTCAGGCAATGGATGCTTTGTTGACTCAGGCAAATGATCTCATTGGTAAAGTATGGCCTGTTGTTGTTGCTGTGGTTGGCGCTGGGCTTGCCATTCGTATTTTCAAAAAATTCTCTTCAAAAGCGGTTTGAATTTCACTCAGGGGCACTCGTTGCCCCTTTATTAAAGCGGGTTACTATGAGAAGGAAAATATTAATTCTTTCCGCTGTCCTCATTTCTCCTTTTTCACATGCTGAGTCATGGGAAAGCATTACTAAATCCACTTATCAAAGTTCTGCCTATGCTGAAAGTAAGCAAATAACCAATCAGGATGGCTCTAAGATAACGGTTTACTATATTGATGCTGCTATGCAGGCCTCCGCTTGTCAGGGTGCTAAATCCAGTGCTCAGAGTGTATTTACTCGGATTAAACCAACTTATGAGGGTATCTGGCCTGATTCTGAATTCCGTCTTGTTTTTACTGGCGATTGTACTTACAGCGATTCACCAGGGCAGAAGGATAAATATTGGTCTTTAACGGCTTATATTGTTGGTAATATTCAGCGTTCTGTTCCTGATGAAAAACCTACTGACCCGACACCAGAAGAAATTTGTGAAGCGAAGCCGCCAGAAGAAGGTGTATTTAATAATGTTGATTCATATGATGGTGGTCGCTATATCTACTATAACGGCTGTGAATATGAGGCTACTGGTGTCATTGTTTGTCAGGGTGATGGTACTGTTTGCGCTGCAACATGGAAGCCTACAGGTGCTGTAGCTGACCCCTCTGATAAACCCTCAACCCCCCAAAATGGTGGTGGTGAGTCTGGCGGTGGTGAGTCCGGCGGTGGTGAGTCCGGTGGTGGTGAGTCCGGTGGTGGTGAGTCCGGTGGTGGTGAGTCCGGTGGCGGTGAGTCTGGCGGTGGTGAGTCCGGTGGCGGTAGTTCTGGCGGTAGTTCTGGCGGTGGCTCTAGTGGTTCCAGTCTTTCTAAAGGTGATATTCAGTCTGCGATCGAAGGTGCTTCACCCAAAATAGCCAGCGATATTCATGATAAATTAACGGAGAAAGACACTTCATCAGATGATAAAAAAAATGCCGATGAACAAACCAGGAATAATATAAATCGTCTTGACGATTCCATTAACAATCTTACGCGGGGGGCTGGCCGTTTTGCTGACCCTTCAGGTGGTGATTCTCGTTATGGAAAGGGCGACTCTGAATTAGATGGCGCTTCTACTTTAGCTGATTCTGAATTGGGAATTGAAAAGGATTCTCACGGTGCTTTATGGGAAGCATTTTTAAATAAAGGTGCTATGCTGCCTAATTTACCCAATGGTAACGGCTGCTCTGATTTTATTATTTTTCCCGGAGAGGTTTATCAGATTGATATTGGTTGTGATAAATTACTGACTATTAAAGATGTTCTTTCATGGGTTTTTTATTGCCTTACGTTCTGGTATGTCTTTACTTCTTTAACTTCATTGCTTCGCAAAGGGGGTGAGTGATGCCTTTATTATTAGGTATTCCTGCATTGTTGCGTTTTCTTATTGGTCTTGTTCCTTTGTTTATTGGCTATGTGGCGAGTTTTTTAGCTCGACTTGCTACCAGAACAGGATTAATCGCCTTTGCATTGGTCGCATTAATTACAACAACTGTTACGCTTTTAATGCAGTACCTTGCTGAGGTCATGTATAACGGTTTACCTGCTGATTTCTCCCATTTAATGGCGTCTGTATTGCCTGACCATTTTCAGGCGTGTGTTAACGTTATTATGGTTACTCGTATCAGTGTTTTTGTTTTCGATTTAAAACAAAAATTTCTTGATTATGCAAACAGGGTGATTTAAATGGCGGTTTATGTAGTAACAGGCAAATTAGGCTCAGGCAAGACACTTGTTAGTGTTTCCAGAATACAGGAAAGACTTGCTAAGGGTTGTCCTGTTGCCACTAATCTTGATCTTAAATTGCATAATATGCCTATGGTTGGGCGTTATGCGAAAAAAACGCGCGTTATTCGCATTCCTGACAAGCCTTCATTAAATGATTTACTTGCTATTGGTATTGGGAATACATCTTACGATGAATCCCGTAATGGCCTCCTTGTACTTGATGAATGTGGTACTTGGTTTAATTCCCGCTCATGGGGTGATAAAGACAGACAACCTGTTATTGACTGGTTTTTACATGCCAGAAAATTAGGCTGGGATATTATATTTTTGATTCAGGATATTTCGATAATGGATAAGCAAGCTCGTCTGGCGCTTGCTGAGCATGTTGTTTATTGTCGCCGTTCAGATAAATTAAACATTCCTTTTGTTGGCTCCATTATGAATTTGGTTTCAGGGGCGAGATTTTCTTTACCAAAGGTACACTTTGGCATTGTCAAATATGGTGATAATGTTAATTCAATCACTGTTGATAAATGGATATATACAGGAAAATCTCTTTATTCTGCTTACAATACCAAACAAGCGTTCACAGATAATTATCCTCATGGCGCATTTTCGCTTTTGCCACCATTTATCACGCACGGTCAATTTTCTGTTCACAGAGGATTTAATTATTATATGCGCCTCACTAAAATTTATTTTCGCAAATCGAACCGTCTTATATTAATGCTTTCTTTTTTGGCGCTGGGGCTTGCGTTTGGTTTCTGGCTCCAGTCTGGAAAGAATGTTGATGAAATCTCAGCTATTAAATCTGCTTATGCTGAACAGGCGAGGGCGGTAACGCCTGATTCGTCCAGTGACTTACCCCGACTTTCTATTAATTCTTTTTCACAACTTGGCTTTGACGTTTCCGTTACGTTTGTTGATGCAAAAGGTATGAAATATCAGTATTTTGATTTGATTAAAGATGGTTATTCCGTTGATATTAAAGATGCCTGTCGTGTTGTTATTAGAAAAGGCCGTTATTTACAGACTGTTACCTGTCAGGAGTAATATTATTATGCGCTCTGTTATTGTTGCTTTTTTATTTGCCTGTTCATTCTGCGTTTCTGCTGAAACTGTTAATTTAAATAATTCATCTGTTCGCTCATTTGTTCAGTGGTATTCTTCAAAAACTGGCAAGCCTGTTATTGTTAATCCTGATATTAAAGGAAACGTAACCGTATTTAATGCTGATGTTAATCCAACAAATATTGATGATTTCTTTAAGTCTGTTCTGAATGCTAACGGTTTTGTCATGCTTTCTGGCAATCCTGCGGTAGTCTCTTTGCCGTCTAAATTACCTTCACAGATGGTTTCGGATTCCGATGATTCTGATAACCAGTCTTATGATACTTTTCCTTCTGAGCCATCTTACCAGCCAGTACCTGTGGCGCTTACGGTCAGAAATTTTAAGCTGACAAAAGTTAGATCGTCCGATGTTCAGCAACTGATTAAAATTTATCTTGATTCTAATGGTGGTGGTAATGTCGTGGATTATCCAGGCAATAACTCGCTGATTGTTTCTGCGCCTGACGAGCTGCTGCCGGTTCTGTCCGATTTTATCAATTCTGTGGATGTTGCCCGCGATCAGGTTCTCATTCAGTCGCTGATGTTTGAAACCAGCTTGTCTGATGGCGTTGATTTATCGTTTGCGGCAGGTTCTGCATCCGGTCATAAGGTTGCGGGGGGCTTTAATACTTCTGCACTGGGTAGCGCTCTTTCTACGGCGGGCGGTTCTTTTGGTATTTTTGATGGTAACGTGTTGGCGCTGTCTCTGCGTGCTGTCCAGAGTAATTCACGCTCTAAGGTGATTTCAACGCCGCGTATTCTTACTCAGTCTGGTCAGACTGGTTACATTTCCGTAGGTAAGAATGTGCCGTTTATCACCGGAAAGGTAACGGGCGAATCTGCCGGGGTAAATAATCCGTTTCAGACTATCGAGCGTCATGATGTTGGCGTTTCTCTCAAGGTAACGCCTGTTGTCATGGGTAACGGGCAACTAGTTCTGACTATCGACACTCGCGCTGATTCAATCAGCAATGATGATCAGGCATCCGATATTATTACTAATCAGCGCCAGATTCAGACGACAGTCCAGATTAAGGATGGTCAGACGTTGTTATTGGGAGGGCTTATCGATTCATCGTTCAGCAATGCCGAGCGTTCAGTTCCAGTTATAAGTAAAATTCCTCTTATAGGCTGGATTTTCAGTAGCAAGGCAGACAGCAATGAACAGCGTATTATGTATATTTTGCTTACAGCACATATCATTCGTCCACTTTGATGGATAGCGGGTAGGTGCGTGAGCCCTGCTCGCTATCCATCAAATGGACATTATTGATTGGGGTAACTAATGGATTCTTATGGGATTTTATCTGCTCTGGCAGAACGAACGATTACAGCGGAAGAAGCAAAAACAATGACACTTGCAGCCAGAAGTTCTTCGGCTCAGGTAAATGAAGCATCACTTGCTCTGTTACTGATTGATAATACTCTGGATGCGATCAAAGCAGCTGCCAGTGAAGGGAAAGGATACACTTTACTTCCTTCTTATGAGATTTCTGTAAAAGCCATTGATTTAGCAGAAGAATTTTTAAGGAAACAATGTGGCTATGTTATTGATAACCAGAATGGCGTAAGGACGGTCTATTGGTTTATATGATAACCCCGGACAATGACAAAACTTGCTTTTGTTAGTGTCAGGGGTTGGCCAAGCCGAACAATTCTGTTTTTTTAGCGTTATTGCTGATTCGGCGCGGCAGCATTACGAGGAGATAAAATGCAATTTTTCACATCCAGCGATACTGTAATGTTATGTGCGAAGACCTGCGATCGCTGTGGTCGCCATGCGAAGACGGTGGTAGATGACATTGAGTTCAATGAGTTTCTGTCTGTTAATCACTTAGCTGGATACGGTTCAATTTTTGGTGACAGTAATCGCTTAAAACTGGATTTATGCCAACATTGCCTGAAAGACGTCCTGGGCCAGTGGATTACGGTCTGTGACCAATGACGGCACCGGTAACGCCAGTTCCCGCCATCCTTACCATTGGTGCGCATAATGTATATTATGTTAAATGGAATTTGAGTGATGCGAAGCGATTTTCCAGTCGTCGTTATTACTTCAGGGTTCCAGAACATAAAGCCTCTCCTCTTTCATGATTGGCCTGTGCATACCGGATATAGGCTGGCAGGTTTGCCGTTTGCCGCATCTTCCCTGCGTTGAAGAGTCAGGCTGGCAAACTGCGTGCAAATGAACACCCCCTCTTTCTATCAACACTTCAGACAGCTTGCGGGAATGAGTTCACTCCGGTATCAGAAATGGCTACGCCTCAATGAAGCCAGGCGACTGATGCTGAATGAACATTACGATGTCACCACTGCAGCCTATGCTGTCGGTTACGAAAGCTTATCCCATTTCAGTCGGGAATATTCGCGGATATTTGGAGAGTCACCTAAGAGAGATATTACTAAATTAAGAAAGCCTCTTGGTCAGCTTTAATAAACCCTGCACTTATCTGGTTAGAGCATTTCGGCATTAGTTTCACTATGCAAACATTAACCATAGCTAATGATTTATAGCCATATAAACCATTAGTCGCTCTTGACTTTTCCTGACACTTCCCTTGTTCGCAATAATATTCTGTTTAGTCGCTGTTTATAAATATCATGCATAATGAAATCGTCATGTTATTTAGCGACATAAAATGTCTTTGCAAATACTCTCTACAACAAGTGCTGCAATAAACTTGTTGTGATTAGGTGTCCTTGTAATTTAAAGATATTATCGTTCTTCGTGAAATGTAATAACCCTGGAAACTATATTCTCAGGGCAACAACCAATTAAGAATGATTCTTGTTTTATAAGCAATAACAGAATGACTTAATTGTTAACTCTCTTTATTCAGCTACTTAAATATAAATTTTGGAGAATTATGAAACTCAAACATGTCGGTATGATTGTCGTTTCTGTGTTGGCGATGTCGTCTGCTGCGGTAAGCGCAGCCGAGGGTGATGAATCAGTAACGACCACTGTTAATGGCGGTGTTATTCATTTTAAAGGTGAAGTGGTAAATGCCGCTTGTGCGATTGATTCAGAATCAATGAACCAAACGGTTGAGCTGGGTCAGGTTCGTTCTTCTCGCCTGGCAAAAGCGGGTGACCTCAGCTCTGCCGTTGGCTTCAATATCAAGCTGAATGATTGTGATACCAATGTTTCCAGTAATGCAGCTGTTGCATTCCTGGGTACTACTGTCACCAGTAATGACGATACCTTAGCGCTGCAGAGTTCAGCGGCAGGCTCTGCCCAAAATGTCGGTATTCAAATTTTGGACCGTACGGGGGAGGGATTAATACTTGATGGTGCCACTTTTAGCGCTAAAACCGACTTGATTGATGGCACGAATATACTGCCATTCCAGGCTCGTTATATTGCTCTCGGGCAGTCAGTAGCTGGTACTGCAAACGCTGATGCGACCTTCAAAGTTCAATATCTATAATTCAATCTTAAGATGGCTATACGTCATCTGAAATTGAAACAGGGTGTGTGTTGCATGGCTACGCACACCCGAGCAATTCACCAATGTTCATCTCATTATTAATGAGGAATAGTTTGTGTTTTGGAGCGGTATGAAAAAATCACATAATATCTAAACGATCAATAAACAACAGTAGTTAAACTTACTGTTATTTAAAATATTTACTTTGTAGCAAGGTTTTCCTATTAAAAGAGAACCAACATTTATTACAAACGCATTAAGTCTGGAAACCCGGCGAGTCGCCAATGTATTAGCAACATTTACCGATTGTCTGATGTAACGGTTTCCCCGCTTATCCTCTTAACACATGGAGAATGCATCAGATGCAAACTACGCGTACCCCCTACTCTATTTCCTTTATGGCGACAGTGTTACTTTTATTGCTCTTTGCTTGCCATAGCACCGTTGCCAACGCAGCTGTCGCACTGGGTGCGACGCGGGTAATTTATCCGGCAAACCAGAAACAGGTTTTATTGCCTGTCACGAATAATGATCCTGCCAGTGTCTATCTCATTCAGTCATGGATAGAAAATGCAGGTGACCAAAAAGACACCCAGTTTGTCATTACGCCACCGCTTTTTTCCATGCAAGGTAAAAAAGAGAATACGCTGCGGATAATCAACGCCACTAATCATCAGTTACCAGGCGACCGTGAAAGCCTGTTCTGGGTTAATGTCAAAGCTATTCCTGCTATGGAAAAAGACCAGAAGAATGAGAATACATTACAGCTGGCAATTATTAGCCGCATAAAAATGTTTTATCGCCCCACGAACCTGGCAATGGCACCTGAAGAAGCGCCTGCAATGCTTCGGTTTCGTCGCAGCGGTAGCAAACTTACTCTTATTAATCCAACGCCCTACTTCATTACCGTAACAAATATGAAAGCAGGAAATAGCAATCTCCCAAATACCATGGTGCCGCCAAAAGGTGATGTATCGGTGGATATCCCGCATGCTGCAACCGGGGATATCAGTTTTCAGACGATCAATGATTACGGTGCATTAACTCCGCGTATTAAGGCAACCATGCAGTAAACCAGTGACCTAATTAATAATAAACTCAATCGGAATTAATAATGACAGCCTTTCGTGCCGCATTTAAGGCATATCGTATGCATCAGGTATTACTACTGCCTCGCTTTGCACGGCTTACCATTGCCCTTGGCTTAGCAACTGCGGTTTTTCCCGTTGACGCAGAGTATTATTTTAATCCACGGTTTTTAAGCAATGATCTTGCTGAATCTGTCGATTTATCCGCCTTTACTAAGGGACGCGAGGCACCACCTGGTACATATCGGGTCGACATTTATTTGAACGACGAATTTATGACTAGTCGG